CAATGTGGAGTTTGTGTCGGGGACACATTCTCGTCTGCGGCCACCACAGCGGCGTATGGGCTACAAGTCGCCCAGGCGAGCCAGGCGGCAGCATTCACGATTCCGCTCTACGCGGCCGTCAACATCGGCAATTTTTCCAAGGGCGCGGGATCATCGTTAACAACGCAGGTTGGGTTGCTGATCGCCGACCAGACTTCAGGCACCAACAATTACGGCATACAGTCGCAAGTCAGCGCGGGGGCCAACAAGTTCAATCTCCTTATAACCGGCACCGCACCGAATTTCTTTGCGGGTGTGGTCGGCATCGGTGGAGGTTTGTCGTCTGCCACTTCTTCGTTGTATACACACTCTAGCGCTCTGGCAGGGACAAGTCCGATAGGTGTGTTGCTGTCCGATATTTTTTCTTCAACAAACACCAATCCCACCGGTATCGCGATTGCGAACGGCAACGCTTCGGGGGCCGCAACCGGAACATACATCGGTCTTGCGATCGATGATTTCGTGCTGGGTGGCGGCGGGGCAACGCTCACTTCGGAAATCGGAATCTACATAAACGATTTCACGACAGGGGGCACGTCGCGCATCGGTGTGCAGTTGAATCTATCCTCGGGAACGGGCAAGTACAATATCTATGCCGGAGGCACGGCTCCCGTTTATTTCGCGGGAGACTTGCAAATTCCTGGAGCTTCGCAAGTGGCATTTCATGCGATCAGCGGTTTCACGAACGGTGCCGGTTCCAGTGCAGGCACATTGACCAACGCACCCGCGGCGGGCAATCCGACCAAGTGGTTTCCCTACAATGACGGTGGCGTAACGAGGTACATTCCATCATGGTAAAAGCAGAGCTTGAGCTTCAGCAGGTCAAAATTCAGCTGTTGGAAACGCAGCAGATGTACTTCCGGCAAAACTTGGAGCTTTCCTCGCTCAAGATTGAAAAACTTGAGGCGATGCTGGGGCAAGAGCGGACCAAACTGGTGGAGTTAATGAAGGAAGATGTCCCTCCAGATTCGGAAACACAAGCCTTACCGTCTGATTTGCTCACGAGGATGCGCCAGCGGGCTTCGACGTCACTGCGTCCGGTTCCGCTCCCCGATTCCGGGGACGCGTCTGCGCCCGCAGCAGTATCGGAGTGAAGCGATGGAATATCACTACTGTCCGGCCGAGGAAGGCTACCGCGCTTTTGAAGGCGAGTGTTTTTTCTGTGGTAAGAAAGAAGGCGGCCCGCCTTCCGAGACGGCGAAGTACCACGAGAACCTTGATGATCCTGCATGATTTCAAGTGCGCCAAGCACGGCCTGTTCGAACGATCGCACCCGATCTGCCCGCACCTGGGCTGCGACTCGAGCGAGGTCACCAAGGTATTCCTGCGGGCACCCGGCACCGTGTCCAGCGCCACGCGCCGCTTCGACGCGGGTATCCGCAACTCGGCCGAGCGCATGGGGATTTCGAACTTTCGCAGTGCGCGCGCCGGCGAGGCAGCCTACGGCGGCCAGGCGGGCAAGGGCCTGCTCTGGGGCGATGACGTTGCCAAGGCCTTCCCCGGCATGAACTTCGCCCAGCTGCAGCAGCGCGCTGCCGCGGGGGCCACGATGCGCCTGCGAAACGGCGAAACGGTCACGATCCCCGACGGCATGCGCCAGGCCGCGGCCTCGGGCATCACCGAGCGCGTACTACCGGTAGCCGAGCGCACCGTGCACTCGGCAGACAGTGGACCGCCAGGTGCGACGTGAGAATCCCGAAGGACATCATCGAGCGCCAGCAGCTCTACGATGACCTGACGCGCCAGTGCCTCGCCTCGCGCCAGGAGCGCTTCACCTTCTACAATTCACTTCGCAACTATTACCTGTTTGGCGCCTCGGGAAAAGAAGGGGCGCCGTACAACAAGATCGGTTCCACGATCGATACCCTGGCGAGCTTCATCTACTCGCCCGATGCGGTGCGCTTCTCGATCCACGTGGGCACCACAAGCGTCCCGGAGGACATCTTCAAGGCCGTGCCGCTGGCGCGCGAAGTCACGGATCAGTGGCGCATGTCGAGCACGCACCTGCGCTTCCAGCTCGCGTTGAAATGGTCGCTCGTCTTCGGCTGCATGCTCCTGAAGGTGCAGTGGCACCACGGGTCGGTGCGCACGTACCTCGTGGAGCCGCACCAGTTCGGCGTGCTGCGCGAGGACATCATCGAGCTTGCCGACCAGGAAGCCTACTGCATGTGCTACACGATCACCAAGAGCCAGCTCTATCAGCAGCTCGAGGGCAACCCGCGACGCGATTCCATCATGGCGCGCGCCGGCCGGGTGACGTACACCGAGGGCACGCGCCCCTTCTCGGAAGGCTTGAACCGCCTGATCATCGGCGGCCCGGTCGAAGGCATACCGGGCTCGATCGCGGTGGGCGGCATGAGCTCGTTCATCGAGGGCGGCATGGCGGGCCGGGGCAACGTGCAGTACAGCTACAGCGCCAAGGTCGAAGCCGAGCTCATCGACATGGTGGACCTGTACGTGTACGACGATGAAATCGAGGACTACCAGCTCATTTCGCGCGCCTCGCCCGACGTCACGATCTACGATCGGCCGCAGTCGCGCGTGGGCGTGGCTGGTGTCAACCATTTCGTCGTGCTGCGGCCCGAGCACAACTTGTACGATTACTTCTGGGGTGATTCTTTCGCGGCCCGGCTTGCCTGGCTGCAGGACTGGCGAACGGAGCGTGCCTGGCAGATTCGCAAGCTCCTGGCCAAGCAGCTCGATCCGCCGAAGGTCGGTACCGGCATGGGCGGCATCGCCGACGAGCGCTTCAACGCCCTGAATTCCGCCGGTGGCATTCTCAATGTGCCGATGCCTGGGGGCAAGGTCGAATCGCTCACTCCTACCATGCCGCCCGATGTGTTCGCCGAGGTCGCGCAGATCGATCAGATGTTCGATGACGTGGCCGGGATCGGTCATGTATTGCAAGGAAAAGGAGAGCCCGGGGTCAGGAGTCGTGGCCAGGCCGACCTCATGGCGCGGCTGGGCTCGAGCCGTCCGAAGGAGCGCGCGATCGTGGTGGAAGAGGCCGCTGAGGACGTGGCCAGCTTGATCCTGCGCAACATCCAGGAGAATTCGAAGCACCGCTTCCAAGCCGACGAAATCAAGAACAAGGAAGGCCAGCCCTTGACTTTTATCGCGGAGCAGTTTACAAAAGACTTTGAAGTGAAAGTGGACGCTCACTCGTCCAGCCCGATTTTCGTAGAGGACCGCAAGCATGACGCGTTGACAATGCTCGAGGCGCACGCCATCGACCGGGAAACTTTCCTCGACATGATGGACCCGCCTCACCTGCAGATGCTCAAGCAGCGGCTCAAAGCGATCGAAGCCAAGGAAGCGGAACAGCAAAAAGCGATGATGGCGGCGGGGATTGCACCGGGACACACGGCACCACATCACGGGAGAAAGTAGGATGAAGATTGATCGGGCGAGTCCTGGTACGCGGCACAACCCCGGAGACGCGCACAAGCGCAACTTCCAGCACAATCCCCGGGGCAAGTTCCACGTCAAGTCCAAGCGCGGAGCGCATTCGAGGTCCAAGAGTTCCGTGCGGAGCATGCGCAACAGTTGATCAGGGTGTGGCTGCCCGCCCTTTATCGGGTGGCCCCTTTAGGGAAGGAGACGAACCATGGCACGCCGTCATCGTCGGCACAAGCGCTAAGCGCTTGTACCTCAAGCCCTAGGGGCGGGTTAAAGCCCCGCCCTTTTCATTGAAAGGCAGGTGATCCGTGGAAGCTAGTTTTCGGGGCCGACGCAATCCCTTCCGAGCCCGGAAAGGTCGGTGATGGCGCTACGGCGTCTTTTCCCGACTGCCGGGGGACCTCTTCCCGGGCGTACTGCCGTCTCGCGCAATCCCCTGCGCACGGCGGGTCCCGCTATCCGCCCGGCAGCGCGTCCTTCTTTTCGTGCTACACCCGGCATTCGCCCTCCCGCGCGCCGGGTAACGAGGTAAGCATGCCCGCGCACCGTGGATACAAGCGTCGAGGTCGCCGGTGAGCGTTCCCCCGCAGCTGATCGGGCAGATGACGGCCGGCGCCCGTGACACGGGCGCGGCTGCGCCGCCGATGGGGCCCGCCGGCGGCGCCGGGCCCACGCCTCCCGGTCTGGGGGGTATCGGCGCCGGCAAGGCCTCGCCGGCGGCAGCGCCTTTTGCGCAGCCGCAGAAGAAGGAAGGCCTGAAGGCCTCGGCGATGACCAACGTGCACATCGCCATGAACATGCTCGAGGAAGCCCTGCCGGTCTTCGGGTCGGAAACCGAGGAAGGCAAAAAGGTAATGCGAGCGCTCACTGTTTTGGGTACACTCGCGGGCAAGCACGATAATTCGGACCTGGTGCCGGCGGAAGTGCTGCAGATCGCGCGCAACACGCCGCAGATGGGTGGAGGTACGGACGTGCAGCGTATGATCTTGCAGCAGATGAACCAGCCGAAGCCGCCAGCGCAGGGTGCGCCGGCGCCACAAGGAGTGTAACGTGGCAACTCGCTATCTTGAACCCAGCACCGATGGCCTGCGCAAGCCGACCGATCCGCAGAAGGAGAACGGGCAGATCATCAATCCGCCCCGCTACTCGGAGCACGGCGGGCTGGACAAGCCCTCGCGCATCGCGCAGAAGAACCCCTTCCACATCAGCAAGCCCAACGGTGGACGCAAGTGACCCAGCGATACCTTGAACCTTCACCCGATGGGCTGCGCAAGCCCACCGACCCCCAGCGGGAGAACGGGCAGATCGTGAATACGCCCCGGTATTCCGAGCTCGGGGGCATGGACGAGCCGAGCACCATCGCCCAGAAGAACCCCTTCACCATCAGCAAGAACCCGGGGTAATTGACCATGCCCACACTCGAAGACCTGACCGTAGACCAGCTGCTGGCGACCGCCAAGCAGATGCAAGGCTCGCATAACCTGGTCGAGACGCTTTCCAAGAATCCCGAGACGCGCGAATCGCTGCTGCGTCTCATGAAGAAGATCGAACCCACCCGCGTCATTCCCGAAATCGATTCCGTCGATCACGTGCGCGCCGAGCTGGCCGCGGACCGGGACCGGGTGAACAAGCTCGAGGAAAAGTACATCGAGCGCGATCTTCGCGAGCGCCTGGAACGCGAGCGCGCCAAGGCACAATCGGACTTCAAGCTCACCGACGCCGACATGATCGAAGTGCAGAAACTCATGACGTCGGAAAACGCCAACGAGCGCATCCCGTCGTACAACGCGGCGGCGCGCGTGGTCGCGGCGAGCAAAGTGAACGCGGTGCCGACTTCGATCGGCGCCAAGCCCCCGGTGTTCGAAATGCCCGACAAGGACGTGTGGGGGCCAGGTATCGGAAACAAGGCCAAGCTCGACAAGATCGGGCTGGAGCAGGCCTTCGTTGCGTGGAACGAAGTCACAGGAGCCAAGGCCGCGTAAACGCTGCCGTCGAACTTTTTTGCTCCTGATTGACCGGCAGGAGCGGCATAGACAAAGGAAGGCATCATGCCGCAACTAGGTCAGGGCGTAATCCCCGGTGGGGCACTAGGCACCGAGCTCCAGTACGTCGTTCGCCGGGCTTTCGTTAAAAAGCTCGTCGTCCAGATTTACAACACGAGCCCGCTTACCGCTGCGCTCATCGCGAATTCCCAGCCGGCTTCCGGCGGCGTGTCCTCGGTCACCGTGCCGGCGCAGGGCGCGCAGTTCGTGAACCTGCAGTGGGTGGGTTACGACGGTTCCTTCAACCAGCCCGCGGTCCAGCAGGGCGTTTGGAACCTGGAATTCGACCTCAAGGCCGCGGTCATACCGATCCCGTATGTCGGCTTCGAGGGCCTGATCCAGGACGCGCACGAGGTCATCCCGCTGCTCGCGGCCCGCATGAATGATGCGGGCAACGTGTACTGCGACGGGGTGGCGACCGCCCTGTACAACAACTTCACCAATCAGCAGCAGGTTATCGGCTTGCCGGGTGCAGTCGATGACGGCACCAACCTGCTGACCTACGGCGGCCAGAATCGCTCGCAGCAGACCTGGCTCAAAGCCAAGCGCTACGCGGCCGGCGGCGTCAACCCGACGCGAGCGCTGGTCGCGCAGTACATCACGGGCACGCTGAAGTACGGCGGCGAAATGCCGACCTTCGGGGTCATGGGCCCGGCGACCTGGCAGACGCTGCAAAACGATTTCCTGCCCAACGAGTCCTACGTCATCACTCCCGAGAAGGGGTTCGACACGGAACCCTGGGGTGCGCGCTCGGCCTTCCGCGCGCTCATGGTGTCGGGCGTGCCGATCTACCTGGACCCGTATTGTCCCGAAGGCACGCTTTACCTGCTCAACACCGGGTACCTGGCCTTCTACATCCACGAGCGCGCCGCGTTCGCCTTCACCGGTTTCGAGTCCACGCTGCCCAACTTCCAGATCGGCTACATCGGGGCGGTGCTGAGCTTGCTCGAGCTCGTGGTGGCCAAGCCCAAGGTTTGCACCGTGGTGACGGGCTTCACGTTCGTCGTCATCTGACCGGAGTCAAGTCATGCCCATCAACAAGATTTCCGCGCAGGTAAACCTACCGGCGCCCACTTTTTCGGTTTCCATGCCTGCCGGCAGTGTCTTCATGCTGCCCGCGGGGCAGGGCGTCCTGGGGTCTTTTGGTGCGCTCATGTCGCCGCAGTTGGGCAGCGGAAACGTGCTCTCGGGACAGTATATCGTGGAGCTGGGGGTGTACACCAACATTCAGATGTTCGACTACGGGCTCCAGTATTGGCGCAACGTGCAGGTCGATATCTTTGGCGGCATCATCCCGATTTCCTCGGACGGCACCAATTTCCGCGTGATCAATTCCACGGGCTGCCCGGTGGGCGCGGTCATCACCGCGGCCGGTTCGGGCGGCGTCAATGGTTTCTACGGGTTCAACGCTTCGGGCGGCCCGATCAATGCGCAGGGCGTGTCGGTCCCGCCTGGCGCCGCGATGACCATTCAAAATGGCGTCATCACTTCGGGCAACACCGTCTTCACGATCACTCCGGTGACCACCACCGGATCGTCGTGGAACGCGATCATCGGTGGCGGCATCAACACCACGATCAGCTTTGCCGGCACGGTGTACCAGAACCAGGCCTTCGGCGGCACGGGCCTGGCAAGCGTCGGTTCGGGTGGAACGCTCTACACCAAACCCCCGCTCATTCTTTTCTCGCCGCCGCCCAACCAGGGTTCGCAGCCGTACATCCTGCCCACGGCGGTGTGCACGATTTCGGGCGGCGCGGTCAATTCCGTCACCGTCGTGAACCAGGGCGCGGGCCTGCTGGGTCTCCCACAGATCACGGTCATCCCGCAGCCGGGCGACACCACGGGCGCCGGCGCGGTGCTGGGCTGGCTGGTGGGCAACTCGGGCCAGGTCGGCTCGGGCACGCTCATGGCCATGTGGCCGGTATTCCCGGGCACGCCTGGCACGGCACCCACCACGTTCACTTTCGGCGGCACGGGCAACCCGGCGCCGACGGTGACCGCGATCATGAACTTCGTGGTGACGTCGATCACCAACACCACGCCGGGCTCGGGCTACACGGCTGCGTATGGCCTGTGGCAGGGTGGCGTTGCTGCGGTCGGTGTGTCGGCGGCCAACACCAACCCGGCCTACGACAAGGGCATCAGCGTTCCGGTATTTCCGCCCATCAGCGTGGCGGCGACCACCGGCGTGACCACGCTTGCGGGGCCCTTCGGCGGCGTCAACATCCAGGTGGCGCCCACGCTTGCCTTCGGCACGCAGCTCGCGGCCGGCACGGTTACCACGGTTGCGGTGCAGACCCCGGTTGTCGGCGGTGCGTCCGATACCCTCTGGCTCACGTCCCTGTAGGAATTTGACCCATGAGCAGCACGCTAGTAAGCGACGTCAAGGCGGCCATGAGCCGCCTTGCCATCGAGATAGACAAGGCCGGCATGACCGCGGTCCAGTTCGCCGCCGGCGACTGGAACA